AGTTTGGTGTAGTAAAAAAAAAAAATGCGGCAAAATTTTCCCACCATGACATTAGTGACATTTTCATGACGTTATTTTTTTCAAAACGTCATGGTTTAACTATTTGTTTTTATAGTTATTTATATACTTCCATGACGTTATGACAACAATATATAGGTGTATGTATAAGAAAAAAGAGGTATAAGGGATATAGCGTTATATATACAAAAATAGGGAAATTTGTTGTCATAAACGTCATGGCAACATCTATCTATTTATTAATAATCGACTTAAGGGCATGACATTAGTGAAATAATACGTCATTTTAACGTCATATTTTGTCACCTAATGTCATGGCAAATGGTAGGTTATCGGGAAATCCGACAAAAACCAACACCACGACGAGACGTAGGCGTCGCACACTCCCCCACTACTGGCGGGACCGCGGACCGCTGGCTGATGTGTATAGGTTATGCAGATTTATAGAAATAGATATTGCAGAAGTGTTGCGTATTTTATAAAGTAGTATGGCAACACGGCGCGAGCAGCAGCTGCACCACGCGATACCAACGCCGAGCTACAACACGCGATACCAACGCCGAGCTACAACACGCGATACCAACGCCGAGCTGCACCACGCGCCCAGGGCGGGCGACGATCTCTACAGCCCGCCGGCTTAGGCGTGAATGTCTGGCTCGGGATCGGGAGGGCCGGGGGAATCTGGCTCATCTGGCCTCCATTCAATTATATGCTCAATGGGGCAATTGAGGGCCGTGCATAACTTATCTAAAGTCGTCAACGTGGGGACTAATTGGTTTTTGAGAATGCGCGTCATGTGCGACGGCGCAATTTGAAGCGCCTCGGCTAAGTCTTTTTTGCGCTTAAAGCCGCGAAGTTGCATCAATGTCTCGATGTTATATGTTCGTATCATAATCATAATCTACCTTATATTTAACTCGAATGCAATTTATTTTTTAAATTTAAAGAGAAAACACTTGACTTTAATTACAATAGATTGTAATTTATATGACATAACAAAGACGTATTAAAAAAAGACCCCGTCACTCTATAGCTTGCCGGCTGAAGTGACGAGGCCCACCAGATAACACACAAAAGACCAGGAGCCTCTTGTATGTTGCCACGAAAGATAGTAAAAAACCAACCAGAATACAACCGCGCAGATACGGTCGCCGTCGCCCTGACGGCATTGGCCGCCGCTTATCTATTATATAGGGCGTTTATCCCCTTTTTGGTTGAGGTGCTGTAATGGCAACCTTAACCCACACCGCGCGCACGATCCACACCAAACATTGCCCCCATTGCAACACGCCGATGGCGCTGGTCAAAGCGCGCTGGATATGCGGCGATAGCGCAGCCTGCGCCACCATCGCCAGTGCGACCGGCGACGAGCTGCGCGACGAGCTCACCCGCATACAGACGCGCCGCGACTACCTGCTCGACGGCGCCAACACGCCAACACGCCGCCGGCGCCTGGACGCACTGAATCGGCGCGCCAACGAAGTGTTCGACGCACTGAACTACGCCGACGCACCCAACTCAATTATTTACACCGAATAGATATGCCGTGCCGCGCGCAAGGCTTGGAACGGAGTCATGGATCGACCAAGACTCGGGGAGCGTATCCAAGTTTTCGCGGCACGGTGCCACCGGCGTCGCTGCTTTCGGGCAGCGGCGTCAGCGACTACGGTCCCGGCGAAGATGAGCAGTAAAAATCGGCCTGGGGAGGTCGCGGCGAGCGGGGCGAAACCGGAGAGGAATCGTTTCTGCAATGACCCAACGGACAAAACGCCGGGACCGTAGTTGAAATAATCCAACAGACACTAATCAACCAACCAACGGTCAACGACACCGACGAAACGCGTCACAGTCACAGACCACACTAAGGAGCACACACCATGGGATTTATTCCGTTATCTGCACCCTCATTTCTGCCGCGCCTCGATATCGACGTGCGGGCCGGGCGCTTTTTCGCCATCGAGCGCACCCAGGACGCCGCCGGCGATTGGAAGTCGGAGAAAATTGAGGTTGAAAAGCCCAAATTTATCGCCGACATCGCCAACTGCGGCATCGGCTGGACCGCTTTTATTGACCGCAAACCCAACAGCGTGATACAGCATTGCGCCGATGGTATGCCGATCATACCGACACCCGACCACAAAGAAGGGTTCGAGCTCGTGATCCAGATGGTCGGCGGCGACTTCGATGGCTCGATCCGCAAGTTTGGCAAGCAAGGCATCGTGATCGTGCGAGCGTTCAACGACCTCGTTGATGCGTGGCTGGCCTGCCCCGAGCACGAAGATCCGACCAAGTCGCCGGTCGTGCAGGTCACAGGCTCGGCGGGCATGAAGTCGGGCCAGTCGACGAACTACGCGCCGACCTGGGAGATCGTAGGCTTTGTCGATCGCCCTGCGGTTTTCGACCAGCACTTGCCCCCGCGCGCGGCCGACCTGCCGCAGCCGGATCGCTCGGCATACCTGCCCGAGAACGACGTCGTATTTACGTAAAAAAAGCGCCGGCGGGCGATTAATAACTAAAAGGAGAAGCGCAGATAATAGGGATTGCCCGCCGGCCCTTCTTGCTTTTCCGACCACATGCTACTGGACAGATAAACGCGATGAATACGAAAAAATCTAAGATCGAGCGGAGCGAACTCCTGGTCGCTTTGCTCGGCGCCCGTGGCCGCGACAATGCGGTCACGGGTCAACAGCTTGAGATCGAGTTGTTGGGGCGCCCAACGCGCCGGCAGCTCGGCCTGCGCGCCGCGATCCGTCGCCTTATTGACGACGGTCATGCCATCGGGTCGCATCCGTCCGTCGGCTATTTCATGATCGACGACGACGCCGACCTCTCGATGGCGACGGCCCACCTGGCGACGCGCATCAATTCGATGGCGCAGCGCATGATACGCATAGTTGAGAACGCGCGATGAATCAAACCTTGACCCTACCGGGCGAGTTGCCGGCGCTCAACGAGATATTAGCGGCATCAAAGAGCCACTGGCGACGCTACGCCGCTAATAAGCGCGCTAACACTCGCTTGGTATGGGCCGAAGCGCGCGCGCAACGGTTACAACAGATCACCGGGGCGGTCGATGTCACGTTTAGGCATTACCGCCCCAATCGCCGCAAAGATCCCGATAATGTCGCAGCGGGCGCCAGTAAGTGCATCCTCGATGGACTGCAAGAGGCTGGCGTCCTACCCGGCGACGGTATGAAGTGGATCGGATCACTGCACCACCTATTTGAGATCGACAAAGATAACCCGCGCATTGTAGTGGAATTGACGGAGACGAACCAAGCCACGGAGCCTAACCAGATCACGGAGACGGAGACACACCAGACCGATGAATAATATCGACCACGCATTAGAGTACATCGCCCGCGGCTGGCACGTATTCCCCGTGCATTTTGTCCCAACGACCTGCGCCTGCTCTTGCCGGCGCCCCGATTGCGACTCCCCTGGTAAGCATCCCGTTACCCACGACGGCTTGACCGCGGCAACGACCGACGAGGCGCAGGTGCGCGCATGGTGGAAAGAGCGCCCGCACGCCAATATCGGCATCGCTACCGGCGAGAAATCGGGTTTTGATGTGATCGACATTGACCCCCGGCACGGCGGCGATGATACCTGGCGCGACATCGAGCGCACGCACGGCGACCTCGTCAGTCAAGAGGCGCTAACGGGCGGCGGCGGTCGCCATATCCTCATTGCATATAGCGGCGAGCTCTACAGCCGGGCCGACGTGTTCGCCGGCGTTGATGTCAAGTCAGATGGGGGCTATATCGTCGCGCCGCCGTCGAACCACGCCAGCGGTCGGCGCTATAGTTGGGACGTCGGCACGCTCGACAACGCGTTGGCCGACGCACGCACTTGGGGCGGTTGGCCGACGATGCTTGAGCAGTTTTCTGCGCCGATTATGGCAGCAGAAAACGGCGTGACGTCGCCGGTCAACGTGTCGGGCGAACCGATCCCCGAGGGATCGCGCAATATGACCTTGATCCGGGTCGCCGGACGTTTGCGGGCGCAAGGCTTGGATCTGGAACCAATGGCCGCGTCGCTGCGCATCTATAACGACCAATACTGCCGGCCACCGCTCGACGAATCCGAGATATTAGCCGTCGCCAAGTCTGCCTGCCGATACGAGCGCGGCACACCGCTTGCAGAGATGTTTGCGGGCTTGCCAACAGCCGTCGACGTAGTGACCGCGACCACCGCCGCCCCTGTTGATACCACTGAGACAGATGCCGGATCTGACGCGAACCCTGCCACCCCCGACCCAGTCGAAGATCCAACAACAACGCCCCCGCCGGAAACGACCCAAGTCCACCCCTATACCGACGTCGGCAACCGGGACCGACTGATTGAGCGGTTTGGCTCGTCGATCATGCACATATCACAGCACGGTTGGTATTGCTGGACGGGCGGCCGCTGGCGTATCGACGACGCTGGCCTGCTCCAAGAAATGATGATAACGACCGCGCGCAAGATCCGCACCGACGAGGCTGGCATTGTTTTTGACTCCAAAGGCGTCGATAAATCCCTGAACTGGTCGCTGCAATCGGAAAATAAGTCCCGCATCAAGAACGCGATCGACTTGGCATCGAGCGCCTACGGCATCCCCCATTCCGTCGATGATCTCGATAGCCACCCATACCTCTTTAACGCCACCAACGCGACCATCGACCTGCGCACGGGCAAACCTATGCCACATAACTCGGCGCACCGACTAACGCAGATGTCGCGCATGGAATATATCGAGTTTGCGGAGTGCGAACGGTGGCGCCGCTTCATATCAGAGATTATGGCCGGCAAGGTAGCGGTCGCGCGCCACCTGCAGAAGATCCTCGGCTATGCGATGTCGGGCGATATGTCGGCCGAGATGATGGCGATACTGTTTGGCGATGGCGCCAACGGCAAGTCGGTCATGCTCGAAGTGCTGCAGCATCTGCTCGGCGACTACGCCAAGACGGCGCCGGCCCACACGTTTCTCGAATCGCGCAACGGCGGCGGCGGCGATATCCGCAACGACCTGGCGATGCTACGCGGCGCGCGCACGGTCAGCGTCAGCGAAACCAATAAAGGCCAATACCTCGATGAATCTCTAATAAAGCGTCTTTCGAGCGGCGACCGCGAGACGGCGCGATTTCTCCACAAAGAATATTTCGAGTTTTCGCCGCAATACAAGGTGTTGATGGCGACGAACAACAAGCCCGAGATCAAAGGCGCATCGCATGGCACGTGGCGCCGCATCCACCTTATAGAGTTCGCCGTGAAATTCGGCGAACCAGGCCACCCGCCGGCCGAGAATAAGGCCGCGCTCGTTGCCGAGCTAAAATCGGAGGCGTCGGGCATTCTGCTCTGGTTGCTCGATGGGTTTCGCATGTATCAAAAAGAAGGGTTGACCCCACCGCCCGAAGTCGCCAACGCAACCCGGTCCTACCGCGAGGATATGGACCCCGTTCTTGAGTTTTTTGAAGATTGCTGCATGGTCGGCGACGACATAACCTGCAAAGTATCAGACGCAGCCGAGGCATACAACGCCTACTCAAACACCGACCTATCCACCCGAGGTTTCGGCCGCAAGATGGCCGACCACGGATATCGCTCGCGCCGCTCCGGCGGCGGCACTATCCGCGTTTACGACGGCTTTGACCTCAATCAACACGGCAAATCGTTTCTCAACCGCAACAACAGGGGTTTCGGATCATGATGCAACACACCGACTATCTGCGCCAACTCGACCGTAAGGGGGTCAACCTACACATCAACGACGCCGGGCAGCTGGCAGCCGGTCCCCCGTCGGCGTTGATGCCGGCCGACCGCGCCTATATCGCCGCTAACAAGGACGCGCTGCTCGCGGATCTGGTTGAGCGCAACGACAAGCTGACCGTCGCCTACGAAACCATCGGCAAAGCCAGCCAGTGGGAATCGCTGGAAACGATCATTGCGCGCGGGCTGGAAGCGTGGAGCGATGGCGTAATCTCGACGGTCGACTACGAGGCGATGGCCACGGCCTGCATCGAGCAGGCCCGCTCTATCCCCTGCTCCTGGACCGGTGATGTGCCGGACGATATGAGAGTAATGCCGGCCGAGATTACGAAAGCGCAGAAAGTGTCGCTCGCGTTCGACGGGGCCGTTGATATGACTGTTGCGCGACGCGCCATCGCGCCCACCGCTTAATGATAAAACGAGGCGGCGACAACGACGGCAGACGACGCGGCAAGCACACTTCGGGCGTATATGGGCGAGCGCAGACCCCGCCGCCGAAAAGCGGTCCCAGAACCGCCTATATAGACCATCGGCGCGATGCTGCCCGGAGCAAGCCATCACACGCAGCATATCGTGCCTGGGGCGAGAGCCTGGGCAAGAGCGCCGACGATATCATGCGGATGAACCTCGGGAAATCCGAGACATCCTACGAAGGAGAGCCCGATGAATGATACAATCCTCACATCAGACAATGGCATCTGCGTCTCGCAGACTACGACCAGCATAGACACCAGTTGGGTCACGGACGAGATGATGGAGCGATGGAGTCGAGAGGCTGTGGAGCATATAGCGCAGAGGCAACAGCGCGAGGCCGAGGAAGCGCAGCAGGCCGAATTAGATTTGATCGCAGATAAACGATAATGCCACTACTAATCCCAATCGCATTAGTAGCAAATTAGGAGATCAGGATGGACTACGATGATATGGCGCACATGGACGGCGAGTGGGTGCGATGGGAGGATCACGCGGCAGAGGTGGAGAGGCTAAAAGAAAAGATAGCTGAACAGGATATAGAGTGGATCAGTGCGGGGTTAGGACTTGCTGACTCAGGGCTAAAGCAGGATCTACAAGCGGCGTATGCGGCGTTGCGGTATATAGAGAAGGTTGTAGCGGATATACGGTGGGAAAATCCCGAAGAGTGGCACACGCACGAACCGACACTGGAGAAAGCGAGGAAGAGTGATGATCGTAACGAATAGGCAGGAGGCGATTGAGGAAGCAAATGGCAAAGACTAAGCGATGGTATAACGCCGCCGAAGCAGCCGACTACCTGGGGCTGCACGTCGATTCGGTGCGCCGACTCGCTCGCAACGGCCAGATCCCCCATCGCCGGTTAAAAGGCTACCAGTTTAGCAAGGATATGCTCGACGCCTTTTTAAATTCGCGTACTAAATGGCAGGCCGACTTCCCCGACCCGATGAAGGTGCAACAACGGAAAGGCCGGCCACTGGATTCCGACCGCGGAATTGGCGACGCTATCACCCGCGGGCTCGACCAATAGATATCGCCTCAATTACCGACATAAGTAGCGATAATATGACATCTGTAATACCTGTTATAGTTATATAAGTATCAGTTTTTATTAAACTTATTAAACAATAAGAACTCTATAATTATAATGAGTTTATTGCTGTTTATACGATCGTATAAATCAAACGATTGTATAATAACGATAACACCAAAAAAATAGATCCGCACGCCAAAGGAAAAAAATGAATAAAATTAGACGATTTTATGCTCGGATTTTGCGCGCAATTGGTGCGCATCTACTCGCCGATATACTGCAAGAAAGAGCACAAGAATCGGAAGCAATGACCTACGCAGAAGATGCCGCGCCTTATCCGTGGGGGTTGCCCGCCGACTCAGGCGAATGATTGAAGCGGTTGACCAGGTCGGCAATCAGACGGTTTTGGTTGTCGATCTTATCGTTGAGGCGGTCCAGCTTCTCGGCTATGAGCATCTGCACATGACCTTGCCGCTCCGTCATTACCGCGATCTCGCGGTCTATATTGCCCAACCGAGCACTATGGGCATCAATAGTTGATTCGGTCGTATCTAATCGTTGATTAATAGATTGCAATGTCGTCTTTATGGCCCATCCCAACACGCCGACGATAATCGTCATAACAAGCTGTATTAATGCGATCTGCTCTGGCGTCAATGTTATCCCCCCCCGAATCCGAGCATCTGCCCAAGTGTTTGCCACGCATCTACTACCCACGATTTAAACTCAAACCATGTCCACCAACCAATCGCAGACCCAAAGCCGCCAATGACAAAGAGCAGCGCCAACCCTACTTTGGGGTAGTCGCTGCGCTCTAATGTCAAACCGCGCTGGCCGTTAGCCGCGACAGAGTGCGGAATACTCCCCGAAATGGCGCTCAACAGCCCCTCGATCTCCGCAATCTTGGCGTCTTGACGGGCATCAACCTCTTCTCGCTCGTCGGCCTTTTTCCACAGGTCACGGATCTGGTTGCGGAATGATTCTAAGGTTCCCTCCACTTTGCCAATGTCTTTCCATACCTCTTTATCTTCATCCATTAAGGCGCTGGCCTATAACGCCTCGTCAACGATAACGTCGGCCGCCTGCTCACTAAAATTTTTAGCGAGCTCACCCGAGAAGCCCACATAACTCAACCCGGCCGCCAGTGCCAGTGCGATCACCCGTTTGACGACCCGTTTTTTGAGCTTGCCTTTCAACCAATCCATTATAGCCTCGTTTTCGTTTTTTGGAAGCGGAGCCGGGAATCGAACCCGGATCTGCGGGAAATGAACCCGCCGTGCTGCCGTTACACCACCCCGCGAAGTGTTGGCCTGCCGTTATTCCCCTGGTCCGACCAGCGCATACTCGATGCCCTTGATCGCGCCGGCGATCTCGCGCAGCAAGGGGTCGCCGGCCGACAACGCCTGCAGCCGCTCCGACTGCTGGCGGCCCAAGTCGGCCTGCAGCGCCTCAAGCTCTGCGCGCGTTGCGCCGCGATCCGTCGTTTTGTTTATGTCTACGACTTTGTCGCCGTCGTTTTTCTGTGTGTTCTGTGTGTTCTGCTGCTTGTTTCCACTCATGTCTGCGCTCTACCTCTGGTTATTGATGTAATTGGTCAACTGCTCGATCTTATTCGGCCAATCTCGGCCGTTTGCGCGCTTCGCCTGCCACCATATGACCTGCGATGCCCCCGCTACCACCATGTAATGCCACCACGCCGCCTCAGACGCCCATAACAGCGCGAGGATGATCGGGTAGTGCGATAACGCTGACGCGACATGGAACGCGTCAGACGCGGGTATCGATGCGATCAGTGGGCGCTTGGCCCAATGCGTATGATCTACTCCCACCCACAGATGCTCACGCACCTTCGCGGCCTCCGTGATGAGGATAACAAGGATAGCGAGGTAGATCATGCCGCTTCCAATGCCTCTACTCGCGCCTCTGAGGGTTTGCGTTGAGGAGTTGCGTTGAGGAGTTGCGCTGCGATCTTGTTCTGCTCTGCGCGGATGCCTTCTATGAGTTTCTCGTTATCCATCTATTATACCTCTTCCGCTTCTCGGGTAGCCCGATCTTGGTAGTTTTCCCCATCTAAGGCGAGGGCAGCGTCGTATTCTCCCTGCCAGCGGATCACCTTCTGCGCTAATGCCACCTCGGGGTCGGCTATATTGCCGGCTGCACAAGCGTTCTCCCACCAAGCGGCAGGGTCAATTACGCAGTGTGCGAGGACTGCTTGCTCATTGCTTGTCAATGCTCTTGGCATGATATACCTATGCTATCATCTGCACGGACAGGTAGGTCCGAACATTGGTGGAGGATGTGTTATTGATGTTGATGGTCTTTGTTCCACCAGAGACTACCAGTGATAGGTGTAGTGTGTCACTGGCATCCATATCCGTTATAACGGAGAATGGTATGGGGGTGGCTGTTCCGGACTCGTAACCGTATGGATTCAACTGCTGGTAATAGGTCCGATTGGATGTCACAATCTGAAGCGAGGCGAAGGTATGAGAGGAGCCAATACCATCAACCAGGATTTGACCACTTACCGCATACTGCCCCGCTACGGGGGCCGTGAAAGTAGTAGAGGAAAAATCGGCTCCTTGGTCTATAATTTCCGAGCCAAATACAACAGTGTAAGCCGTTCCATCTCCTGTGACATTGGCTACCCCTCCATTAGCAGCACAGACGGTAATGGAGGGGATATTTGCCATCCTTACACTGGAACTATCCACGGCCAACCCCTGACCACTATCGCCAATACTATCTACGTAGAGGTTGGCCCACCGCACGCCTGTGGTGCCGAGATCGTCGGTGCTGTCGGTGTCGCTGATGACATTGCCGCCCACCGTCACGCCTGCCGCAAACGTGGCCAACTGCGCGCTCGATAAGGTCAGTGCTGTGGCCGCGTTGGTCGTAAACGTCATCGCATTCGTCGAATGGGAGTAACTGACTTTGCCTATGTCGTTATCCCCATCATCACCGAAGAACAAATTGCCGGCGCTTGTATTGCCCGAGAGGATCGAGATGCCCGCCGCCGCGCTATTCTCGATAACCGCCTCGTCGGCATCGGCATGGGCCGCGATCGTCCCGGCACTGGCGGTATGGACGTGGAGCTGCCCACCGTCGGCCGACGTAATGCCCGAGCCAATAACCAACTCACCCATCACATAACTGGCGGTTGACTGGATATTATCGTTGTCGAGTTGGGTCGTATTGAAGAAGGTGACAAGCCCCCCCTCGATTCCATTCAGGTCGGTCGCCGTTAGTGTCTCGCTGGCGTTCCACGTTTTTGATCTGCTATAGGTCGGCATTCAAACCGGCATCCTTTCGTTTATTCCACGGTCATTGTAAGAGCGCCGGCGGGCCGTGTGCCGCGCGGCGTTGGTTGTCTACTACTCGCTAACGGCCAAAACTGTCTTGCGCGGTATGCGCCCCGACCTGTCCAGCCGCTCGCCCAAGCGTGCGTATAAAGTTTTGTGAGGTCGCATCTTGCAAAACCCCTTCGGTCAGATACTTGCGGCCGCCGGGCGTTATCACCGCCGCCCCTAACGCCCCTTGACTGGCGATACTGCCCGCGGCAAATAGTGGACGCCGCACCGCATCTTTTAAATCGTTATAGAGCGACATAAAGCGCCCGGTATTCGACGTGTTTTGTAACCGTTCCCCCGCATCGGCGTGCTTTATCATCGCAGCAAAATCAAAAACCCGTTGCCCCATCTCATCGCCGAAAATCGCTTTGAGCTTTGGCAATCCCCCCATGCGCTCGATCTTGCTCAACATCTTGGCGCCCGATAGGGCGTCGGTGATACCTTCCCGGCCTGCCTTGCGCGACGTGCCGGCGATCTCGTCGAGGATCTGCGACTGGACCAGCCCCCAAGCGTGTGTCCCTTCTTCCGTTGCGCCAACCCCCATCGGCGTCGGGTCGGCCAGCATTAACTGTTTCATGCGCTGGACCTGCTTGACTTGATACCCCGACCCCAACATATCGGTCGCTAACTTTTCGACCTGGTCGGGATCTCGGAATCGCCGCGCAGATCCCGAGCGCGCCAAATCAAAACCCTCGCGCGCCAATCCGGTCGCCCGCTTCGCTTTGGCCGGTATTTCTCGATGCAACCCGGCGGCGCGCTCTTGCGCCTCGCCGCTAATGGCATCCACCGTAGCACGATCATCGCCGGCCACATCTACGAGGCGTTGGCGTATTCTCGACCCCAGGCGGTCGGCATTCACGCGACTCAAATCGCCGCGGTCGACCGCCTCGTCGAGCCGATCCCGCAGCCCTATTAAGCGTTCAGTATCTCCCGACTCAATCTGCATCTCTAATTGGTCTAAATTCCTAAAATCCACATCTATCTGGCGCGCTGCCATCTGCTCGACGGCATCTTGCTCAAAGTCGATAATTTGCTTGGTAAAAAACCGATCATCGCGGCGCAATACTTCCAACAAATCGTTCGATGTTTCAATGCCGAGCTCGGGAAACTCTTGCCCTAATCGCTCAGCCATCAGATCCACCCCGACCGGCTTGGCGCCCTGCCTATTGTATTTTGTCTCGACCCCTTTGACGCGCCGGCGCACCTTCTCCGACATCTCACCCAAGCTAATACCCCGCGTATTAAGTCCACCCAGGCGGTCGATGGCCTGCGATACACTGATCTTCTCGGCCCTGGCCGATGATTGCGCGCCCTGCTGCAGCGCCTCATTCACCGCGACCCGGTTCCCCTGCTCCATCATCTGGTCGTCGGTCAATCGAGCGCCCTGCATGAAGAAATTTTCGGCATCCTTCGCCAACGCGCCGTATAGGTCGGCAACGTGCGCATCGAGCCCGGCTCGCTCAATATCTTCTGACATGCCCCTGCTTTTGAGCTTATTGCCGACACTCCGGCGCAAATTATCGAGCCCGCCAAAATCAGTGATCTTCTCCACGTCCCGACGCCAACTCTCGATAGCTTCCCGCGTCGCTGCTGTCATTTCAAAATCGGGACCAACTGCCCCCGTGCGCTCGGCGATGCGGTCGATCGCCTCGTTCGTCGCCGGCGTCACGATAGGCGCGTTCGGTGCTACTAATGCCCTCAATTCGTCGTACGCCTCATCGACAGCACGGCCATGCGTCTCGATGGCAACATTGCGCGCATCAAACGCAGCTTCTCCCGTCGTCAGTCGACTTGGCGTAGACCCTAACTTGCCCCGCAGCTTATCGAATGCGTCGACCACCTCGCGCTCGTATGGGTTTAATACCTCGCGCTCAAAGCGGTCCATCGTGACGGGCATCTGCGCCACTTGCTGCTCGATCTGCTGCAAGCCTCGGTGCTCTGTTTGTGCCGAGATCGGCAACTTGCCAGCGATATCAGTACCCAATAGCTTATCGAACTTTCCAGCCGCGCCGACCACCGTCTTATTTAAACGATCCGACAATGCCCCCTTAAACGGAGCTAATGCCTTATTGGCGACAATGCCTGCGCCTCGACCCAAGACATCACCCCCCAGGCTATAGAGGGGTTCGGTCGCCAGATCCATCTCGTTGATACCTTCCTTGCTCCCGAGCGCGTTCCCTATCGCCTGCTCGATCCCTGCCCCCACCAGTCCACCACCAGCTGCGCCGAGCATCGCACTCCCGGCAGGCTGCGGTAACGTCCCAATGCCCCCCAAGACGCTCAGGACCGTACGCGGCACGCGCCCGACCATGTCGGCAAAGTCGCCCATGTCAAACCCTTCCGGATCGACGGGCATGGTCCCGGCGCCTGTTCTGACCATCGGCGTGCCGTTGTCGAGATAGGCGTCGTGGCCTCGATCGCGCAGAATATTAACCTCGCCCGTCGGCGTAGTAGCAAAACCCGACGCCGCTCGGTCGATAAAGCCCGGCGGTTCTAATTGCTCCATCAACGCTTTTATATCGGCGGGCGAGTATTGGGCTGCGACCTGCTGCGGCGTCAACCCCTGGATATCTTCTAATCGTATTGCCATTGATACATCCCCGTCTCAGCGTTTGAGTTCCTCTGGTTTTCGCCAATATTCAGCGCCTCTTCCAGCCCGCCCAAGAGGCTGCGTTTGTTTTGTATGTCGATAGCGGCACTCGGATCAGTGTCGCCCCCCTGGCCCGCACCTTGTAGGTTGTCTCTAATCAATATCGGGGCGGAAAACTCTTCTAATGGACGCAACTTATACGGCTCTAAATAGGCATCAACTTTCCCCAGGTCCGCACCGGGCGGCATCATGCTCACTCCAAATTTTTTATACATCGGCATTTTATAGGCAACCTGCTTTTCGGTATTGCGATATAAGTCTTGCCCGAGAGCTAAAAATCTATCCCGTGCCGGCTGCAACATCCGACCACCTTCGCCCCATATCTTTTCGCCGCCTATCATTACGCCGTAATTCTCTAAAACAGTCAGCGCCTTTTCCTCTGTGTCTATATCACCCTCGCGCACGGTTGCCGTCGGGTCTTTCATTCGGACAATACCCGTTATTATTGCGAGATCGCCCTGCCCGTCGTTTGCGTTATATCCCTCGGCCATCGACCCATAGCCAAACACAACGCCCGGTATCAGTGTAAAATCCTTATCCTGTTTTATACGGCCGCCCAGGTGGGTGGTAAGTGCCTCACCCTCGGCATCGCGTATGCCTGCCAACCTCGACTCTTGTTTGGTTATATACAGCGATTGCAACTGCCCAACCTCGACGGGCGTCGCAGATATTAGATGGCTTGAAACAGCGGGTTGAGCAGAAAACTCTGCCCAACTCATCGTCGGATTACCGGCGATAGACGCATCGAAACCGTCGCCAATAGCTTTTATTAGATCACCGCGCGCTTCTATTGCCTGTTTTGGCGTCATACCTGCCGCTGGCGCTGGCGGCTTCGGTTGATTCGCCCTATTAGCCGACCCTATCTGCGCTTGTCGGAGCGCGGCATCGAGCGCGTCTTGCTCCGCTTTCCTAATCGCATTGGTGTCGACCAAACTGGCAGCCTGGTTGGCGGCACTAAACCCGCCGGCCTGCGCGGCATTCAGCGGATTAAAAAGCTCTGGTATTTCCTCTTTAAACCCACCCGCCAAACTGGTCGGCGGTTTGAGATTGCCCAACGTCGGCCCATTCTTGACCGTGTCCATCATGCGCGCGCGCTCGGCTTGGCGGCCCATATCGCCGAGCGAGAACTTCTGCCCGCCAATCTGCGTGTCGAGCGCCATCTGCGCGGCATCGTTCTGGATGCTCGCCGTCTGCATCTGCGTGTTGCGCAGATCGCGCATCTGTGAGGCGTCTTTTAGGCCGCTATATATGCCCATCGCCTGCGAGCCGATACCAGCCCCCTGCCCGATGGCGCGCAGTAAACTGGTACCCGCCCCCTGCTTGAGCTTGGGCTGCACTAAGTCGACCCCTGGATTACCACCAAAGGCGCGCGAGAGATTCGCCTGGGCGATACGCTTCTTGTTTTCTTCCTCGGCTTTACGCATCGCGTCGCGGGCATCATTGCGGCCAAAATAATTGGCGCCTAAGTTGCCGACTAAGCTCACGCCCTGCAGTATTAGCGCGCCTGTAGCTGGATCAATCATTCTATTTTGCCCTTATCCTAAGTTTATCCATTCGCCATCATAAAAGACTAACCGTTCGCCTGCGGCGTTTATCACTGACCCGTCTGGTTGCGGCGTTGTGCCGGGGGGAGGGGCGGGCTCTTCACTTGGTGGCGGATCATCTTGCCCGCCCGGCAATCCGAACGACTCCAAGATGGCGCTACGCGCCGTTCCAAATGGGATCATACCCGCATCGGCCGCCGCTATGAGTTGGACGATCCGCTCGTTGCTCATGTTGTTATCCACTTGACTGCCCGCTAAAGTGCGACCGTCCTCAAAATTGCCTGTCAAGCCTGCGCGGGTTGCGTCACGACCCAAGATTGCCGTCAACAGATCATCCTCAAAGCCTCGATCCCTGCGATCCGCTTCTTGGCCGCCCAACGTCGTGCGCGCCGGGCCGTTCGCGTTCTCTTGTACCTGCCCGAATAGTATATCTTCGAGTGTTAGTCGCGCGCGGTTGTCAGCATTGCCTGCCCGTCGGTCGGCGTTAGTCGCATTCGTGCGGTTGATATCGTTGGTCAAACCCGATTCGGTGCGCTGGCCGTCGATCTCACCAAATAGCGCATCGAGTAGCGCCCGCTCGGAGCGTGTATCGGCATTGCCGGCCAGTAGACGGTTAAACTCGTCCATCCGTGCCGACTGCGTTTTGGCCAACGGCTGATTCGCCGCACCGGTATCGTACAGCCCCGTCACGCCTGCCTCGGCCAAACGCCGCTGCAGGTCAGAGCTAAGAAGCTGATCTTCTAATGCATCGCCGGCGCGCGTATCGGCGTTTCCGGCGCGTGTATCGGCATTACCTGCCATTAGGCGGTTAAACGCATCCATTCGCGCTGCTTGCGTCTGTATCGGCGCTTGATTCGCTGCTCCGGTATCAAACAGCCCCGTCACGCCTGCCTCGGCCAAGCGGCGTTGCAGGTCAGACCCCGTCAACTGGTCGTCGAGACTTTCGCGCGCCATCGTGTCGGCACCGTCATATTGCCCCGTCAAACCCGCTTCGCTCAGTGCTTTCGACAAGTCAAAACCCTCGCGCGCCATCGTATCGGCACCGTTATATTGTCCCGTCAAACCCGCTTCGCTCAGTGCTTTCGATAGATCGAACTGCTGCCCCGATAGCGTGCGCGTCGGCGCGCGATTCGCGCCCTGCTGCACCTGCCCAAATAGGTCTGATTCCAGCGCCATGCCGGCGCGATCCGATGCCTGGCCGGCGCGCAGATCGTTGCCCTGCGCCAAGACGTTGCCGATCTGGTTTTGCCGCACACTCTCGGCGAAAAGCTCGCGCTGCGTCGGCGCCGTCTGCGTCAAAGAGCGATTCAGCTCGCGGTCGCTAATGTCTTGCCCTAAACGCTGCGCATCCATGCGTTGTCCCGCCTGCGCGAGATCGCGGTTGTCGCGCATCCCCTGGTAGTTGAGGCCATCCCCCAATGCCGCGCGCTGCAGGTCTTGCTCTGCCATCCCGATCGTATCGCGGCGTCCCTGCAGCGCCAGTGCGTCCGAGATCGCCGCGCGCTGTAAGTCCTGGTTAGCAAGTGCAAGGTTGTCGGTGCGCCCCTGTATGCCCATTGCGTCGCCAATAGCGCCACTCCGCAACTGCTGTTCGAGCGCCGTGCGACTGTCCATTTGTCCCTGTAGGCCGGCGACATCATTGATTGACGCGCGACGCAGGTCTTGGTTAGCGAGCGCAAGGTTGTCGCGCCGCCCCTGAAAACCGAGCGCGTCGGCGAGCGCCTGCGATTGCATCTGGTACCCAAGTGAGTTGATATCATTGACGCCACGGCCTCGCTGTCCGTAGAAGTCGCCCAACACTTCGGCACTATCACCCGACCGCAGCACCCCCATCCGGTTGAGGTTTTCCCGCAGCTGCGCCTCGTCCTTATCGGCCTGCGCCAGATATTCGGCGCGCTGCGCCTCGATCATCGGGTTGGTGCCGCCCTTGAGGCGATCCAACAAGACCTGCTCGGCGCTCGTCATGTAGTCCTGGCCAGTGGCGTCGATATAGTCGCCTTCTTGGGTTAGGCGTTTGCGCGCCACGCCCATTGCCTCCGATAAGCCCGAGCCTGCCCCTAATAACCCGTTAGCGCCAAGCGCGCCTTGTAGGTTCTTCATAGCGACGCGCTGGCTCATGGTCGCCAGATCGTCGTCGATGCCGCTCAAGAAGTTGTCTTGCCCGAGTCGCGTCTTGGCCTTTTCTTCAGCCGCCACGGCCAACGAGTCGTCGATATTGAGCAGATCGTCGCTATTGACGCGCGCCATCAGCTTGTCTTGCAACGCCTGCTCCAATGGGCTGATTTGCGACGAGTCGGGCAGGTTGAGCCCCGATATCGTATCGTCGCCGGCCTGGTTGGCCGCACTCACCATATTCGAGACGACCTGCTGCTGATTTGCCTGCAGGTCATTATCGCGATTGATTAGGTCGGTCAAGAAATCGTCGCGCGTGGAACCGGCGGGCCGTTCTTGCTGCCCACCAAGATTTGCACTCTCCGACGTAGCCCTCGACGTCAGTCGCCCCGAAAACCCTGCCAACGCATCCCGTATAGCCTGGTTGGTGGCCGCATTCGACCCGCCGCCGCTCGCCCTGAAACCGCCGCCCAGGCTCTCGGGGTCATAGTTTCCGCTGGCGATCGACTTGTCGAAGTCCGTCTGAAAAGATTGAGTGAAGCGATTAAGCTCGTCTTGATTGACGTCGCCCTGCGCCGCGGCCGTTGGGTTTTGCCCAAGATCCACGCCACCGACTGGCGCGGCGATATCGACCGCAGGCCCGTTGTCGCGTTCGCGCGTCGTGCCGTCGCTTAACGTCTCGATGAGGATGTTGCGGCCGCCGCGGTTTGTAGTTTCGTTTTTAATGACATACGCACCGCCGCCAAGCCCTGGCTGCTGTGTGCCGTCACCACCGCCCGGTTGCTGTGTGCCACCGCCGCCGCCGCCAAGCCCTGGCTGCTGTGTGCCGTCACCTATAACCGCCGTTGCTGATGCCCCCGACGTGTCCGTTGCGCTACCGTCGCCGCCTGTCGAAGATACACCACTCTTGACTCTACCATTAGTCATAGTCAGGTCATTGTCACCAATGCCTAAATTTTCATTCTGTAGCTTGTTCACCTTCATCAGAGTATCGCCAGAAATACTCCCACCAACGGAATGCACAGCATTGAATATGTCGCCGACCTTACGCCAATCACCTCCACCCTCGTCCCATTCATCAATGGCTGAAAAAAAGGTGTCAAACACTCCTGGCTTTTTCTTTGGAGCAGTGCCACCACCTGCCGTTGTGTTGCTTGTTATTAATGCCATTAAGAAACACCTGCCTTTGGTTTTCTGTGTCGGCCAATCACCTTGTACTGCAGGTGCGTGCGCCTAATGCGGAACGGCTCGCCGGCCGTGTTGTTGGTAAACTTGAGCGACGAGTGTGGGTCATACCCTTTTAGGTCGAGATCCTTACTGACCATTCGCACCGTGCCGAGCACGTCGGCATCGAGCTCAAAGGCGCCCAGTGCCTCGCCGCCGCCCGTCGTCGTTAGCGTGCCGGTATTGACGCCAACCCCCTGCGACTCTTGCGCAACGCTCAACGAGTAGTTGCCGAGCGCGTCGTAGTAGGTGCGCGTATAGAGCCAGCGCAGGTCAACGTCCGATCCCATCGGCGCCGGTGCGCCCGTCTCAAAGTTGGCCTCGTAGGCTGCACCTTCTTGCGCGAAGATGTTGGCCGGCCGATGATCTATCAGCTTGCCGTCGAACGTGCCGGCGTGCGGTTTATTGTCGATGATGGCCGCGCAGTTGCGGTCGAAGGTCGTTGTGGCGCCGTTTAGTGGCCCATACCACGCAAAATGCGTGTCGCCGGTCGCCTCATGCACATAGCGATGGCGCAAACTCATAACCATGACGTGGTTGCAATTTGTTTGCCCGTCGCCATATGGCAGCCAGAACCACACTTCATTTTCTGCTGCATAGTAGACGGCGAAGGACTGCTGCAAGCGCGCGCGGTTGACCTCGTCCCAATACCCGAGATCGAGCGCATAGGAAACCTTCTCAATACGCTCGCCACCGGCCCACATATAGACCCCGTCGTCTAAGACAAAGACCTGGGCGTTGCCCGGGATCGTCACAATCGCGCGCCCCGAATGCGTGCCGCCCTGCTGCGGGTTGCGCGGGTCCGACGACGTGCGCTGCTGTAATTGATAGGGGACGGTCCCGTTGCCGGTCGGTATGAGCACCGAGATAAAATCTTCGGTATGGACAGCCAGCGCATTCTGTAGGGGCTGCAGGCCGGTGATCGGCGAGCCTAAGTTGTAGAAGCTCGTCGCCCCATATGTTTCCGGGTCGCCGGCGTCCGAGTACCACAAACGATCCTCGTTGGCGTTGGTGTTGCCGAACCAGGTGCGGTTATCGAAGAAAGCGACGTGATCGGCGGTCGTGAATCGAGACGATACCCCCAACGCCGCGGCATTGCCGGCGCCGGTCCACTTGATAGGCCCGTTGACGCCGTTGGTCAGCACCAGCGTATCAAAGGAGCGGGTCCACTCAAATGTGTTGTCGTCTCCGGCCGTGATCGTCGCCGCCCCGGTAATATCAGACCACCCGCTGCTATAGTAGTACATCTTCGCACCGGCAATAATGAAGTCGTATTCGGTCCCGGTTGACGGCACGCGAAACTCGCCGCAGGCCGTGACCGTTGGGTTGCCAGCAATAGCCGACAAGGATTGATACGATACCGTGCCAAGCGCCTTTTCGACGGCCGCCGCCTGCGTCAATCGCGTGTTCTGCATCGTGCGAATGCCGCCCGGCGGGATATCTTCGGCCGGCAGGTCGTAGCGCACCCCCATCGGCCACGGCCCGTATTGGATAGTCTCGGCTGCAATAGGCATTAGGCGCTATCCACAACCAACGAGTTGTCGGTCCGAACGAGGAAACTCTGCGACTGCGACGACGCCGGATAACGGCGATTGCCCTGCTGTAATAGGTTCTGCTTCTTCATCAACTGGACCGTGCGCGCGAGCTCGCCCGCTTCGCGCTGCGCCCCCGACTCATCGCCCTTTTCCTGCAGATAGAGCTTGGTCGCGCCATAGATCAACGCCGACTCGGCAATCTGCGGAATGCCCAACGCTAAGAACGAGGTCGAATCGTTGGACGAGGTCCACGAATCTATGCCGATCTGGTACCGCGACCGGATAACCTGGTTGGTTGTCGCCGGCGTATAGTAGAGCTCGACCGTCGGATAGCCCGTGGTCGCATCCACGCCACCCAAGAACGCTTTATAGACTGAGCCCGTTAAACTGCGATCCTCGTCCCAGAGGTCGTATTCATCCGGCCCGATGATCTCAATAGGCCATTCGTCCGTCTCGTTCATGAACGACCACCACGCCGTTACAGCCCCCGACACTGGCGTATAGACGCGCGTGTTGACGCTCGACGCATAGGTTGCCGTCACCGACGATGTACCACCCGTGATAGTTTCGGACGCCGTAAAGGCCGCACTCTCGGAGTAGACATAAAGCAGGCTGTTGGTCGTGTCGTGCGAATCAACGACCGCCGTCGCGCTCGATGTGCCGCCCGTCACCGTCTCGCCCACCGTGAACGTCCCCGACGCGCCGGTGATGGTAAACGTCTTGGTCGTGCGGAAAGTCGTCGTGCGATCGAGCCACCACCACTTGAGCAGGTTGGCGATCTCGATGGCCGTCAGGTTTAGGTAGCGGCGCGTCTGGTCTTTGAAGCTCGTATTGGTCGAATCCAGCCCAACCCGATCTAAAACCAGTGTGATACCGTCAGATAATAACATTTATATCAATTCCTCAAATGAGGTTCGCCCAGGCGCCATTCTCATACGCCTGCATCTTGTTGTCGGTCGTGTTGTAGATGATCCACCCATTGGTCGCTGTAAGGGCGTTGCGCTCGGTTGTCGTTAATTGTGGGACCGACAACGCCGTCCCGACCTGAACGACGTCATACAGCGCCACAGCGCCGAATGTGGTCGCCTGCTTTACCTGCCCCGCAACAACAGGGTCGGCGCGGTCGATAGGCGTGTTGCCGTTCATCCGATGGCCACTCCCGTATCGCCGGGCGTGAAGTTGTCGGCAGCGATATCAAACCGCACTTTGCCGTCCATCTTGGTACCGGCCAAGTGATGGTCGATAAACACTTTGTATTCGGGCGTTTTGATCGGCTTGCCCGTCTCGTCCCACGTTGCCAGGGCAGGGTCGTCGGTCTTGCCGCCGGCATCGGCGACATATCGCTGAATAAAGCTCGGAGGCAATGGCTCAAAGCCCGCCTCATGCGCCACTTCGACGCCGCCAAAAACGCGCAGCGCAGGCTCGGCCGCGTAGTTGCGGCGATAGTCGCCTTGCGGCTGCCCTTGCCCCGCCTTGAGCCCCATCTGCTTGCGGATCGTCGGATCTTTCGCCAATTCCTCGAACACATCCTTGCGCCCGGCCGGGTTGGCCTGCATCTCGCCAATCAACTGCCCTAAGAGGCTGCTATTGGCCTCGGCCGGCGTTGCCTCTTCCATGCTCGGCGTCGGGTCCGGCTCAATTAGTGGCTCCAAGTCGCCCAGGTCGTCTTTTTCGGCCTGCGCTGCGTCAAATAGCGCCTGGGTCGTCATATCCAACTCGCTCTGGTTATCGGTCTTCTCGTCCTTCTTGCTTGCCATGTTAACCCCTATAGGTTGATTTCTGCCAGTTGGTCGTCGTGGAAGGACATCCAATCTGGTGTGATAAACGTCATATACTTGTTTGCGGCCGCGTCGACGTTGTGGTGACGCGTGGCGCGCGCGCGACCAAACCCCGTGTGGATGGACGGGTCGAACGCGTAGAGTGCCGCCTCTATGTCTTCTATACTCCATACCTGGCCGTTAGCCCGACCGGAGAAGTTGAACTGCGAGAGATGCGCCACGTTGTCGGCCGTGATGAACCCGTCGGCCCGTGGCTCTTGCCGGCGCGCGTCAAACACGATAACCGCCTTGTCACAGGCCATCGCCTCTACCGCACCGCGGCCATAACTGACGACGATGTCGGCCTGTTTTACTTCGTCGGATATGTCCCATGTAGGATTGCGGTCCCACTGGATACTGGTGTAGGTTAATTCCTGCCGTTCACACGCCTGGGCCACCATCGACGTGCCGAACTGGTTCTTGCATAGGATCAGTACGTGCGGCCGCTCGTTGCCCGTGGGCGCCGGTTGGAACCGCTCCAGATCCACTGCGTTGCGTATGAGGTTGGGCATCTCACGCCCGGCCATTGCCAGCGTAGCGACGACCTCTTCCGACACCCCCACATACACGTCCGCACCGGCGCTGGCGATCTCTAACCGATGCGACGGGCCGTGCTGAGTGTAGACCTTGCGACAGTCGAGGCGACCCAACGCCGCCAGGCAGGTGTTGTGGTTGACGATGGCCAGGTCGAAGTCGGTCCGCATGGGTGGCACCTGCGTGATCTCGACGTCGAGGTGAGCTTCCATCGCGTCGGCAAACGCGCCCCGCAGATAGCAGAAGATGGTGACCTCATGCCCTTGCGATACCAACACGCGCGCGATCTCATACAGCCAGGTCTGGGTGCCGCCGTAGTTGACCAGTTCGTGGTTGGTCATCAATACTTTCATGCGGCCACCTCGCGGTTGGCGTGGAACTGGTTGACCATCTGCGCGATCTCGTCGGCAGAGGGCAACTCGTCGGCCATCTGCGTCATAGTCTTGAACGGACGGCACTGGCGTTGCTTACGCACCTCAATGCGTTGGTATGCCTCCCTCAGTATGTCAAGGTCGTCTGGGTCGTGGTCGCCGTGGGCGATGGTCCACCCGAAATGCACGAACCGCTCGATGCCGAGATCCTCGCAATACTGGTTGAAGAACGAGTCGGTAGGCACCGGACCCCACTGATTGAACGGCACCTTGCCGGCCTTGTGGAGACGCTCGAACACCGACGTCTTGACCAGCGTGAACGCCCAGGTCAGCACGTCGGTCGGTTGTATCTCCGGGCCGTCGCCGCGTTCGTGCGGGTCGAGGTTGCGGTGCCGCTCGATCATCGACAAAGACGGGTCGCGCTTCTTCATGGCCAACGAGCGAAACGGAGGCGAACGTCGGACCGTCTGGAACCCGATGACGTCCTTGTCCTGGGACAGGAGTTCGTCTAACCCGTCCACCGGAAACTTCCAGTGGTCGTCCTCGATAAAGAGGATATGAGAGGCACCGATGCCCTGCGCGGCCAGCACGGCCTGCGATTGCACCTCATGGAGCGCCTTATACATCTTGAAGTGCAGGCGCAAATTGTGGCGTGCCTTGTTGGCGGCATACCACTCGATAAAGTGCGGCAGAAACTGGATGTGAGGGCGCAAAAACGGCACACACACCAAGATGGGTGGTGACGCGGGAGGCGCCACGTCTGGCGCCCCCCCGTCGATTTTTTCCAGGTCGACCATGCTACGGAGCAATCTGCAACATGGTGGCCACATACTCCGTGTCCACCGCGGCCGTCATAAAGAATCCTATGATCGGCTCGGTTGCATACGAGTGGTCGTCCTCGGAGTTGGTCGCACCGCCGCCAAAGGGCTGAGCGGCGCCGTTGACGCCGTCGCTACCCTGGGCAATGGTGCCGGCCGCGATGGTGCCGGCCGACTCATCAGCCAGGACCGTCGCCGGTCCCCACGTCTGGAACCACGCATAACTGGTGGCCGGAACATCTACCAGAGGCACACCGACGGTGACGTCGTCCGTGCCGTTGTTGTAGATGGCCAGGTTGTTATACATGGAACCCGTGATGGAGACCGAGTCCTCGGAGTCGAGCGCCGTCTGCGTTGGATCGTAGAGGTCCAGGCGCATGACGTTGGTGGCCGTGGCCGAACCCACACCGTTGCCGCGCAGGCGGTAGGTGTAACCCTCGCCGCCCTCGTCGGTGATGTGCAGGTAGCCACCGGCAAACACGTCCGCGGCATCGGCCGTCGTGATGTCGCCCGTCTTGACATACAGCGTCGTCTGACCGCTGGTGTAGTCGGCGGCCGTGCCGGCCGAGTTGGTGAACGCCGCGTTGAACGACGTCTGGACCGCGACCGAGGCGTCGAGTGCCGCCAACTGACCCGCACCCACCGCACTCACAGCGTAACCGTAGCGAAAGACGCGGCCATCGGCCATCTCACGCTTGGCGCCCAACGAGCCGTTCTGGACCGTCGAGGTTGCATATAGGCCCTGCCGCACGCCATCAGATGGCGAGTTGACTTGGCCGTTGGAGATTATATCAGTCATTCAAAATTACCTTCCTACCCCCTATGGGCAGAGTTAAAGGGCGCATTGGCTTGCGCCCCGAAAGGATTAGATACCGGTGATAGCCGTCGCAACACCCAAACGGCGACGGTTGTTGGTGATCTGCTGCACGCCGGCGACCATATAGGCCAACTGCGCCAACTGGCCGTTGCTCTGAAGCGAGACGAACGGCGTTTTCTTGAAGTTGGCCTGCTTCATCACGCGCAGCTGATGCGCGCGCGAATCGCAGAAATAGGCGTGAGACGCGGCGATATCGTTGTCGGCGATAACCTTCGCGCCCATGTAACCGGGGAACTCTTCGCCGTTCAGGCCGTTGATGCTCGACCCGCGCAACTCGACATAACCCTGCGACGTCAGCGCGACGCGATACGCGCCGGCGATCGAGTAGGTCGTGAAGATCGTGTCGACCTTGCCGCCCTGGATCCGGATAAGGTCCATCACCGCGTTGAACCGCTCGATACCGTCGAACAGGTTGGTCACAGTCTGCGTGGTGAAGGTCGTCGCCGTCGTGTCTTTCTGGTTCTGCCAGAACGTGGACGTCGAGCTATTGATACCGCCCACCGTGCCTGTACCGGCATCGGCGATGATGTCCTGAAAACCCAACATCGACTTGCCCGACTGAGCGCCGGCCGCATCTTCGTTGATAGTTTTGAGCAGGCTGTTCATGCCGTTGTCGCCAAGCGCGTTCAGCAAGTCAAAGACCTGCTCCGGTCCCTGGTTCTCCCAATCCTCGGTGTCGCTGAGAATGACGGGGTAGGCATAGTAACGGCGCTTGTAGTGGGCCGTCTCAAACGGATCACTCGGCGCTTTGCTGAGCGGATCGTATTTGTCGAAAGACTCGGCCGTGCCGGCGCTCGATTCGAGAATGACGGAAATCTCTTTCCCGCCGCCGTCGACCATCTGCATACCCTTCTTGCGAAGCGCGTTAATGATGTTGTACGGCTCGAAAATGTTGTTGACCACCTTTGGGTCGATGGTGCGCCGGGTACTGGACCAGCGGCTATCCCATACTTCTGACGTTGTTTGTGCCATTCGGCTCAATTGCTCCTATTAGTGCTATCCGTAGGTCTTTGCGATTTCGGCAATAGCCGCTCCACGCGAGATAGGACCGCCGCCTGCCCTCGTTGGGGCGGTCGTCGATCCACGCGGCGCAGCGCCCTGCTTGGCGCTGGTCCGTTGGTTGCGTTGTTGTTGCCGCAACGCCGCAGCCTCTTGGGCCGTGCGCCCGCTGGCTTGCCCAACCAACTCGGCCAGTGTGTAGTTCTTGCCCGTAGCTGGATTGGTTTCCGACAACGCCGCGCGATTGCGCGAGATAAACTTGAGCACATGCGGATCTTTCACCGTGTCCTCGCCGAATATCTCGATGGCCTCGCGTGCTTGAGCGGTCACGGCCTCGGTCGCCTGCGTCTGCTGCTGCTCACGTAGGTATTGCACCGCCTCGCGCAACTGGCCCAGGTCACTGACCCCGGCTTGCTGCAGCTCTTGGTTGACCATCTGCCGCACATAGTCGATGCCGGCCGCCTGTTCCATCAGTGCTTTCTGCACCTGCGGATCATTCGTCTGCATCGCCTGTTGTCGTAGCGCCTCTGCATCGCCAATAGCCTGCTCGGAAACACTCCGCGCCTGCTGTTCGGTCTGCTGCTGCGCTGCCGCGCGCTCTTGCTCAAATGCCCGCCGCTCCGCTAAAAACTCTTCGTTTTTTTGCTGGAAATAGCGGTCGGCCTCTCGCCTGCCTCGCTCAAACTCGGATAGCTGTTCTGTGGTTGAATTGCTATCGGTATTGGTGCTATCTGCTGCGCTCGATTCGCTGTCGGTCTGCTCTGCGCCTGGTGCGGGGTCGTCTGCCGATTCTGCTACTTCAAACATCCCCAGGCCCATCTCTGGCATATCATCCATTGATAAGTTATCTGCAGATTCATCTGTAGCGGCGTCAGACGGCTGCCCCTCGTCGGCAACAAAGTCCGTTGCTATCTCACTCATGCGTGCTATACTCCTAAATGCAAAAACGCCGACCGTCACAGGTTGGAAGGGAGAGGTCACGGCTCTCCCGCCAGTCCCGTGACGGCCGGCGTTTATTGTGGTGTGCTGCTGTCGTACTGCGTATTGCGTCCTACCTACATATTAAAAGCTCGCCCCGTCCTCGACGTCTCGGCTGAGATCGCCCGACGCGCCTCGGTCTACCTTGTCCCACTCCACCTTGCCCATCAATTCGTCGATACTATCGGCCGCCAACACTTCGGCACCGGTGCGGCGCTCAACCTGCCGGTTGCGTGCGTCCCACGTCTCGGCCTCGACTTGGCCGGCCGTCTTGCGGTCGCCCTCTTCCAGCCCGAGCGCCTTGAGCTTGACCTTCTTGTCGGTCGCGTTCTCGTAGTACATGCCCGTCTGCGGATCGGGTACAACCTGGTTGTGGCCCTGCGTCGTCATGAGGCGATTAAACGAGCCCATCGCCCCGAAGTGGATGTGCGACGACTCGCCACACTCCGGGCATTGCCGCACCGGGTCGGCGCCCCCGCGCGCCTGCGTAAAGTAGACGTCGAGCTCGATGTGGCCGGCGTTACAGATGTAATTATGAATGGGCATAGCTCAAAACACCTTCCTTATATCTTCAATCAACTGGCGCCAGAACGGCGCGCACTCCCGACGATCCTGGCGCAACTGCTCGATCTCGCTCCGCAACTGCATGAGCTCGGCACGGCACTCGGACACGTCCCGCTGCAGCGACGCAATCGACGATTGCAGGCTGCTGGTGTGCGCAATAACCCGCTCGGACCATTTAATGATGTGTCTATCATTCAAATTTCTTCAATCCACCCGAACGACGTGATCGCGGTCGACGTCTGCGATGATTGTGCCGATACCGTCAACGTGTCGCCCGGCGCCATGTGGAATCCCGTGTCGAGCTGGACCACCTGCGACGCCGTGCCGCCCACCGTTATGACCTCAAGTAACTCAAACCCACCCGTCACCGTTGTTGCCGACGTGTCGACCTCGACGACCGACGTATTGGTGTCTATATCGCTATACGATGGCGTGCCGCCCAACGTCGCATTGTAGAGCAGGCGGAAGTTGATCGTCTTGCCGCCCGAATTTTCGCCGCCACCACTCCATAGGTCCGGGAAGATGTGCGTACGATTGATGCGCGATTGATACACCTCTTTGACGCGGATCGTCAGCACCGCAACCTCCGTTGTGACGCTCGCCTTACTGGCATCTGCGCCGAACCGCTCGCCGTGCTCGACCTCTTTGCCCTGCACCATGCCGACCATCGACGCAGTCTTGAGCGTCATATTCGTCGTGTTTGCGTGATTTATCGCCGACACGTACAGCGGAAACGTCGGGTTGTAGACACTCGGCACCGTGTTTTGGTTTGCATATACAATTCGATGCACCTCAACAAACGATCCCGTCGCCGGCTCTTCGATATAAAAACGGATAGCGCCAAACCCTAACCACTGGTAAGCAATGCGATAGACATTCCCTTTGGTTGGGTCGAGCGTAACCCCCGAGACGCCGGTCCCGTCAAACGTATCAAACCCGTTCCAACTCGACTGCGGCGTCCAATCATCGGTCGGCGCAACGCCCGTGACCGTATTGGCGAACGTCGCCGTCACTCCCTGCCCTGAAACGCTATAACTGCCGCCATGTGCCGCCGCGTCGAAACTCAGAAACTCTACAGTCTCCCCGCTGACATCAACCTGCCACCCGGTACCTATATTGGCGAAACTCACGGCCGCGATCTTCCGCGCCACGACCGCCGCGGCGTCGCCCGATGTCACGGCGACGGTCTGCGTGTCGCCGTCGAGCGTTATCGTAATGTTTCCCGTTCCGGTGGCCGCAGCCGTCACCGTCATTTTCGCCAGGTGCGGGTTGCCGGCGCGCCTGCGACAAACATTGAAATCCGTGCCGTCATACCCGAAAAAGAACCCATCCCCGACATCGCCAACGCCGATCACTTGCTGGCTGCCGGCCACACCCTCCGTAAAGATCGCCGTAAAACGAACCTCGGCGCCCTGCCCTGGGTTATAGTGCAAAACGCGGCGACTGATTAGACGCGCCGACGAATTGGCCGACGTGCCACTCTGCACAATGGCCATCGAGTCGGCCTGCGTGATCGTCGCCCCGTTGTTTATCTCAGATTTAGCGACGCGGCTGTTGATGTTGTACGGAAATTGCATATTGACGCGCGCAGTCGGCTCGGCAACAGCCAACTCCCCAAACGCCGTCTCGATCGACGATCCGCCGCTTTTTAGCGCCACATAGGGCGTCTTTACCCGCCAGTTAAATTCCGTCAATGCTTAATATCCGACCGATTCTTGCGCGACTTCTGACGTCCGTTGTGCGTTCGACTGCACCTGGCCCATCAAGTCTTGCGCGTTCGTGTTTGCGCGCGCCCGTGGCGCTCGACCACTGTCGGCGCCACTCTCGCCCTGCTTGGATTGCTCTACCGCCTGCGCGTGCTCTTGGAGATGCGCCTGCATTTGCTGTTCATACTGCTGCAACTGCGCGGCCGCCTGCGGATTCGCCGGGTTGCCGGCCATATCCCGCATCTGCGCCGCCTGCTGCAGCTGCATATACTTCGGATGCTCGCGGAACTTCTGATGCACGCCTGCGTGCGCCATGTGGTCTTGTTCGGGCAGCACCGCGATCCCCTCGCCATTAAAGAGGCGGTCATTCTCATACTGCGCAGCGCGCTCGGCCTCGGGGTTGGTCTCGTCCTTCATGATTGACGTGACATCGCTAACGCCGTTGGCCTGCGCCGCCAACTTGTCGACCTCGGTCTGGTCGTAGCTCGGGCGACCGCCGGCCCACTGGACGAAATTCATCGTGCGGTCGCGTTCCAACTGCGCGAACAAGGGCTGCGTCGACCCCGTCTTGGTCTCGATGCGGAAACTCCACAAGAAATCCGACGCCTTGAGCGCGCGGATCACACGCGCCTCGCCGTCGGGGGCAATATTTTGCGCGAAATTCTCCGGCGTATAGCGCGGGTCGCCCATAATCTGGAACGCATTGCGAACAATCCCCTCGTAAAAGCGATTCACAGCCGCTTCCATCCAGTTGCCATTTATCTGTGCCGCGGCAGCGACTACCGCCGCCTCGGTCGCCGAACCCGCAGACCCGGCCGTCGGGGGCGACAACGCAGCGATCTCGCGCTCGTACGCCAACATCATATTGTTGTAGTTGTAGACGTCGGGCGGCACGCTGCCCCACTGTAATTCGCGGATATTGTTGATATTTTCTAACCCAACATGCTCGCCATCGCGGCCCGTGCGCAGCGTCTCGCCGATCTCTGGGTTGTTTTCGAGCTCGCTATTCTGGACGGCCGTCATGCGCGACGTGCGCTTGAGCATATCCGAGATGCGCGACGTCTGCTCTATAATCGCGTTTTGGATATCTTCGACATACGCCAGATGTCCTTTTGGGTAGTAGTTTTCGGCGCTCAAGTCGAACTTGATCGGCACGAACGGAAATCCCTGCTCGACCAACCACCCCTGCGCCTCGATGCCGCCGTCGAGATCGAGCACTGGCTCGGTCGGCTCGCCCGTGTCGGCATCCAAGTCGAACACCGGCTGCCCGAGTGTGTCGAGCACCTGGGGAAAAGACATCTTGCGGAACGGATGCGGCCGGTCGTATATAGGCTCTTCGCACCCCGCCACGAACATGACCTGTCGGCGCTCCATTCGATTGTGCCACCGCTCGACCTGCACGAACTCGCCGTTCTCAATGGCGCGACGCATTGCCTGATGCTCGGGAGAGTCGTATTGCGCGCCGGCGACCTCGCCGTACCCCACCTCGTCCTCTTTGCCCATCGGCGTCGGCTTGATCTTCTTCTTGTTCTCGATGGTCGGATCGTCGAGCAGATATTTAATCGGAACCCAAAACTTTTCGCGGATATACCGCTTGTCACCCAACCGATGCGGCGATCCAACCGGGTCAACATGGACATACCCCGGCGCGACGCGCTGGCATACTACCAGATCCTCGGCGAAGTCGTCGTTGGTCGTATAAGGCGCGATGATCTCACCCTTGCTATCGCCCGGCGGGTTGTAGTCGAGACGCACCCAACCAACACCCGTAAAGAGCGCGTCGAAGATGGCTTGATGAACGTGCGACCGCAGCTCGGTGACCTGCATCCACGCGGCCGACGTGCGCTCTAATATTTCAGCGACGCCCTCGTTGGCCTCGTCCTCAACCGAAAACTCCTGCACCGGGTAGTTGTGGGCAACGGTCCCGAGGATCTGGCGCACAATCGGATAGAACCGAGATATCTTGACGACGTCTTGCTGTTCCAGGTCGCGGATCTTCGTCTTAAACTTGAGCTCATAGCTATCGTATAGGCGCTGCCATTCTTCCATGCGCTCCCTATACAGGTCGTCGAGCATCTGGCCTTCGTTCTTATACCATTTTATTTCGTGTCGGTTCATTAACTATAGCGGCCCTTCGGCTTGCTGCCCTGCGTTATCTGGGCGATAAGTTTGTTGCCGTCGGCCCTATTGACCGGCACCATGCGCCTCGGCTTATATACGTGATTAATCCCATACCGCAGCGAGTCGGCGCCATGATCGTCGCCCCCCTTTGCCACGTCCTCGGGGTTGCGCGGATCGCGCTGGACGCTCAACATCGAGTCCATAATCGGGTCGGCGTAGCCGCGGAAGAATTTGAGGCGACCAGACAAGAGCAGGTTGCCGACGTTGCGCCAACCATTCACGCGGTCCATATTCGCGCGCGTCAAATGGATTCCCGCAGCAACGAACGTATCGGCCGCGCTGCGCGCCTGCGTCGCCTCGCCTGGGCTGCGCTTGGTCCACATATCCGCCGGCGCTAAGACCAACCTGGGGGAGCGCCCTTCGACACGTTTGTCGCCGCGTGTCCACGGGCAATGTTGGATCATCGCCTTGATGCCGGCGGCGTGTTCAGCGCCAGCCCCGCGCGAATAATAGCTATTGACGACCCAAACGTCGTCGTCGTGATCGACCGCCAGCAGCGTGCCGACCGTTGGATTGGCCTCGCCATAATCCAATGAGGCGAACAGGCTCCAATTGTCGGGGATCGGGAACGGATCGACGAGCAGGTCGTCTCGATGCGCCTCATAGTAGGCGTTGAGTGATACATTCCAGTCGCCGTCGAGATACGCGCGGGTCAACGCCGGATCGCCCATCGACATCATGCGGCTGGGATAGTCGGGGTCGACCGAGAGTAATTCGCGGTTGTCTGTGACCAGGCTCGGGATGAACGCGCGCACCATGCCTGACTTCTTATCGCGCATCGGCATATAGCCGGCGGGATATTTGGTGATGCCGAAATACTCTTTGACCTCGGCGTGGCATCGGCCGCCCGGATTGCCCGTGGCGCGCATTCGCTTGCCCTCGGCAGCGCCGCGCAGGCGGGATTTCATCATATTCCACGGCGTTAAGCTGTCCCACGTCGGCAACTCGTCGAACGCGATCCAGCTATATGAGTGTCCCATGTACTTGATAAAGTCGGCGTCGGTGTCCATGTGCCGCAGGCGAAGCTCCGCGCCCCCTGGGAAACGCCACGTCTTGATGCCTACCTTATACTCGGCACCCATCGCCCCATATATCTGCATCGAGCGATGGACCAGCTCGTCCATGTCAGTGCTATGACGCCGAAACAAGACGCCAACCCACTTGTCGCCCTGGTCAATGTCTTGCGCGAAATCCCCGAGAAGGAAGTCGCTCTTGCCGCCACCGGCTGCGCCGCCAAAAAACAGCTCGTCGATCACCCGGCGCGCGGTTATCGCCATCGTCTGCGGGCCAAGCTGCGGCGACCATGCGTATTGCGCGAGCTCAGACATAGGAACCCGATTTTCTCATTTTACGCTTCTTCCACGATATTACCGGCGTATCATGCTTGACCAATTTCGCATGATTAGCATCTATGTGATACGTCACATCGCTCGAACATACATCAACAATAGTTGACGCTACCCGGTTTAACTTTTCGGCAGTCAAAACCTCGCCATCGCAAAAAAGCTCTATGGTCCGTTGCTCAGACATCGCGGCTCCATTTGACCAGATACGCCGCTACGACCAAAACGCCGACAAGCGGCAACACCCAAATGGTGTGCGCCGCTGTGATGTACCACGGGTTTCTATTACCGTGATGGTCAAACGATTCGATCATTGCGTTGCCTTGATAATATTTTAACTATTCATAAGGGACATTATCACTACACTAAATAGATAAGTTTTAGGCATTTTCTGTAACTTCTGCGCGTGCTGCCTGCACCTTCTTTTTGATCTCGACCCATTCCTCGATTGAGCCGGCCGCCGGCGGCGTGTCGATCGCCAGCTTTATCTCGCCAGTGTGCTCGAGCTCGGTCTTTTCCTTCCATCGAGCATGTTGTGTCGTTAAGACCAGGCGCGCGGCGCCAAAGTGGTTCTCGCCAAGCAGGTTGTCGATCACATTCTCGGCGATGTCGATGCGGCGTTTGCGGCACTCGATCAGCAAATCTTCCAGACCCTCGCGCTTTATTATTGAGGATATGGCCTGCCGACTGCACCCCAACGCCTCGGCCACGCTCGTTTTGACGCCATTATAATGCCGCAGCATATCTATGACATCCTGTACCGGTATTTTTTGACCTCTGACTGCCATTGACAAAAAAGGAGTTAAACGCCGCCTAAACGGGCGTAGTCTGTTTCTGTTATAATGAACGCGCGAGCGCCGCGGTAATTCGTTTCGACGCCCAGCAGAGGCTCTTTTGCCCCGCTGCTGGCCTGCTTCGATAGCTTAGCGATCTGCTCTTTGAGCTCGATCACTTCCTTCTCTAACTCTGATTTGGTTGGCATCTTCTCAGTAGCTCCATATCGTCGGACGCGGAAACCCGCCCCCATTCGGTAATGTGTCAAGATGTATGAATCGAGCGGCGTACTCGCCGGCCTGCTGGATGCCCAGGCCCGTAAAATCGAGTAACATAGCCTCATGGACTACGGCCCACGCCTTGTCGCCACGCACAGCAATATCCACGGCCTGCCCGGTATTGTGGGCGCCTGGGCGCTTGCCTGCGTCAATCTTTGCTTTTTCGATGGGATGTTGGGGCGAACGATACCCCGATGTGACCTTGAGAGGAAACCCGACGCCATTGCGCAGGCGTTGGAGTTTATCCATAAATGCGACGTCGACCCAAATCTCGCCGGACGTCGAGCAGGTAAACTCGCGCGGGCTAAAGTTGGGCCATCGGTCTCTCGGCCAATTCTCGGGTGCGAACTGCTGCATTATCTGGTGGACCCTTTGCGCTGCAAACCCCTCGCCGGCAAGAGAGGGAGATTGGTCGATGATCGGCGATTAGAGGTCTACGACCTGGCATCGGTGATTGCTCGGCAAAGCAACCGTCGATCTACTTAACCAATTAGGATTAACCTGTTGTGTCTCCAATGTAGTTAATTCATCTACGAATGTCCAGTAATTTACATAATTAATTTTATATGGCATAGTGTCGCCTATATCTTGGCGCAATGTATAATGTATTCCGAGGCTAACCAGCTTAATCGAGTTTGGTGTAGTAAAAAAAAAAAATGCGGCAAAATTTTCCCACCA